TATGCGCGAGCATTTGTTAGATATTGGCGTAGCTACCATTTACGGTCTTACTGTGTTTGCTTTGGTCATGTGGCTGAAAAAGAAACTCTCTTAAGGAAACAGAAATGAGTTTAATTACTTCTTTAATTGGTCCTGTGTCTGGAATTTTAGACAAGGTGATTCCTGATTCTGATATGAGGGCTAAGTTGGCACACGAAATTGCCACAATGTCCGATACTCATGCCCAACAAGCTCTGCTCGCACAGCTAGAAATAAACAAAGCGGAAGCTGCATCTGGTAGTTTGTTTAAAGGTGGTTGGCGACCTTTTGTTGGATGGATATGCGGTGTTGCTTTGTTGTATCATTTTATTTTAACGCCTTTGATTTTATTTGTAGTTGGTCTTTCAGGGGCAACTATACCGCCTTTACCTGAGTTTGATATGAGCAGCCTGATGACAGTGTTGATGGGTATGCTTGGTTTAGGTGGGTTAAGGACTTATGAGAAACAAAAAGGATTAACAAAATGAAAATGATAGACATCGGTACAAACATGGCAGGAGACCCTGTTTACAATGTTGTGAATGAAGATGGAACGTTGTTTAAAACTACGATTTATACAAAGGCAGAAGCCCAAGCTATTATTGTTGGTGATACTACTGATCCAGAAATAATTGACGCAACGGCTAATATCGTTATAACTACCACCTTTTCTGATGAACCTGACTACATGTCTATGAGTAAGATCGAGCTTGAAAAGTTAATGCGTATGCACGATGTTGAATTAGACAGACGAAAAACAAAAGAACAACTACTAACGGAAGTGCAAACTTTTTTTGAGGAGACTAAAGAGTGAAAGATAACTTTGACAAATGTTTAGAGATGCTTTTACATCATGAAGGCGGTTTCGTAAATCACCCTAGAGATCCTGGAGGTATAACTAACCTTGGCGTTACTAAAAGAGTTTATGAAAAATGGGTTGGCAGAATTGTTTCCGAGCAAGAAATGCGTGACCTTACTGTTGAACAAGTAGGTCCCATTTACAGAAATGATTACTGGAACAAATGTAAATGTGATGATTTGCCTAGTGGTTTAGACTGGTCTGTTTTTGATTGGGCTGTAAACTCTGGTCCAGGACGTAGTGCTAAAGCTTTGCAGGGAATTATAGGAGCAACCCAAGATGGGGGTATTGGTCCGCAGACTTTAAAGCTTGTGGAAAAGCACAGCCCTAAAGAAATGATAGAAAAAATGCACGATAAACGGCAGGGGTTTTACGAAGGTTTGAAAACATTTGATACGTTTGGCAAAGGGTGGTCACGCAGAAACCTTGAGACCCGAGAAAAAGCTCTAGAGTTATTAGCATGAATGAGCTTTACATTTATGAGAATATGCTTAAAAATGTTCGTGATAGGCAAAGTCTGATACAAGAGTCTTTATGTTTTGGTCCTGTAACAGATTTTACTTCGTTTAAAGAACTACGAGCTCGGCTTGATGAGCTTGCTAAAACAGAACAGGATTTAAAAGACCTGCTAAATAAGGTGAACAAAGATGAGTAAAACACTATATGTGCCAGACTATATTGCTAAGAAAAACAAAACAGAAAAACAAAAAGAAAAGGGCGAGCTTGAAAAAGCGTATGTAACTGCCCAAGAGAGGTTCTTAGAACCTTCAAAAATTACCGAGAGTGCTTTAGAAAAACTACCACAACCGACTGGTTGGCGTCTTTTGATATTACCTTATCAGGGTAAGAAACAAACGGCAGGTGGAATTATTGTTCCCGATGAAATACGGGATCGTGAAGCTCTTGCCACAGTATGTGGCTATGTACTGAGAGTTGGTCCACTTGCGTACCAAGACTCAGATAAATTTGGCGAAGGCTCCGATCCTTGGTGCAAAGAAAAGGATTGGGTTATCTTTGGCAGATATGCGGGAAGTCGTTTCAAAATTGAAGGGGGAGAAGTCCGCATTCTTAATGATGACGAAATTATAGGTCGCATTAAACACCCTGATGATATTTTGCATCTTTAACCACATGGAGTGACCATGCCACAAGCAGCACAACAAGAAGACCAAGAGGTAGAACTGGAAGAAACATCGTCTGACGAAGTTGAAGTCGAGGTTGTTGAAACAGAAGAGCCAGAATCTAAACCCGAACAATCTAGTGATGAGCTAGAACAATACAGTGAGGGTGTGAAAAAACGTATTAGTAAGCTGACCGCTAAAATGCGTGAAGCAGAACGTCGTGAACAAGCAGCTATTCAGTTTGCTCAATCAGCTAAGTTAGAGCTAGAAGAAAACCAAAAGAAAAATGCTTCTTTAGATTCTTCGTTTGTTCAAGAGTTTGAAAATAGAGTTAAGTTGCAAGACCAACTCTATAAAAATCATTTGAAGGAAGCTATTGACCGAGGCGATGTTGACGGTCAGGTAGAAGCTCAACGGCAATTAGCCCAAGTTGCTTCGCAAACAGATAAGCTTTCTATGGTTAGGCAACAACAAGAGCAACGAGCTCGGCAACCTGTTCCTGTTGCACAACCTATGCAGCAACAGCAACAACAAGCTGCTCCACCTGATCCTAAAGCTGCACAATGGGCAGCTAAGAACGATTGGTTTGGAACAGATGAGCCAATGACTCTTACTGCTTTTAGTATCCACAAAACATTAGTGGAGTCTGAAGGGTATGACCCCCATAGTGATGATTACTATGCTGAGGTTGATCGGCGAGTTAGGCAAGAGTTTCCCCATAAATTCAATGGTGGTACTCGGCAAAGTGGTCCTGCGGTGGCTTCCGCAAGTCGTGCAGGGCAGAAAAAAGGTAAACAAAAGATACAACTAACAAAATCAGAGGTTGCAATAGCTGACAAACTTGGTGTATCTTATGAACAATATGCGAGACAAAAAGCTCGCATGCAAAAAACGTGAGGATAAATTATGAATGAAAGAAGCCCACGCTCTTCCCAAACTAGGGAAAAAACTGTCCGCAATAAACCGTGGGCTCCCCCGTCTCAATTAGACGCTCCACACCCTCCAGAGGGCTACGTTCATCGATGGGTCCGTGAATCAGTCATGGGATTTGATGATAAAAAGAACCTTTCTGCTCGGCTTCGCGAAGGCTTTGAATTAGTTCGTGCTGAAGAGTATCCTGACTTTGAAGCTCCTACCGTCCAAGACGGTAAACACGCAGGTGTTATTGGAGTTGGTGGTTTGGTACTCGCAAGAATCCCTAAAGAAACAGTAAGTCAACGAACACAATACTTCCAAGGTCAAACAAGAGACCAAATGGATGCAGTTGACAATGATCTTATGAGGGAAAATCACCCATCTATGCCTATTAGCAAACCTGATAGGCAATCTCGTGTAACCTTCGGNTCCGANAAAGGATCTGAATAATTTTTTAGGAGACTAATCCATGGCGAATACAGATTCCCCTTTTGGGTTGAGACCTCATAACAAATTAGGGTCAACACCGAACGGAAATGGTTTAACGCCTTACAAAGTACAAATTCCTGGAACAGCAGGATCATCTAGTGCCATCTATCAGGGTGACATGGTGATTCCTCTTACCAATGGGCTTGTGGACGTAAGTGCAGCAGACGGTGGTTCGGTAGCGATTCTTGGCGTTATGGCAGGTTGTCAATATACAGACCTCTCGGGTAAGCCCGTTTTCACTAATCAATATCCTGGAACAAGTTCATTAAAATCAGGCACAGAAGCTACTGTGTTTGTTTATGATGACCCTGCTCAGGTTTATGAAGTCAATTGCGACGCTACATTAACAAATCTAGTGACCGCTACAGCTTTAATCCACTCAAATGCCGAAGGTGCGGGATTTGGATCGGAGACAGCAAACGGTATCTCAAGTGGTGAGATTTCAGTGGCTTCTGCAGGTGCAACAACTGCAACGGACAATTTTAGGATTGTTGGTTTTAAAGATGTGCCTTCAATTGATTACGCAGCAGCAGGAGTTGTAGCTTTAGTTAAACTAAATCTACCGTTCCATCTTGATTCAACTGGTCTATAAGGAGATAAGATATGGCTATAGCAAGATCCCAACTCCTTAAAGAATTAGAGCCTGGACTTAATGCTCTATTCGGACTGGAGTATGATCGGTAT